CAACATCCGGATCACCTCGGCCTGCTTGCTGTTTTGCCGTCCTTTTGGCTTCGCTGCTTGCTCATCCTGATTTTCTTGTTTCACCTTTGCGTTTTTCACCACTTTGCTGAGCGCAACGGCATTGATTGGCCACTTGCGAGGAACGCCCAATGCGTCGTAACCCTCTGCTGAAACAAACCAATCTTTCTGATCCGTAGTGATCAGAGCGCGATTGAACAGGCCGTCGAATACCTTCTTGCGCGCGCCGCCTTTGACACTCTCTGGCAGCCAGACAATTTTGCCGTCGGTGTGCTCATGAGCATAAGCCAGGATGGCGTGCTGTGTCGGGGTTAATGAAATCGCCTTCATTTGATACTCCTTGCTGATGGTTGATGACGAATGTATGAACGCTCTGTTCCAGAGGGAAGTCAAGCTTAGTCAGAGGGAATAACGAACAAATGATTGAAGGCGCCCGAAAAGGGTAAATATGGGTATTTCAATTCGTGCCTACGCGCGCCACAGAGGCGTTTCCGATGCGGCAGTACGTAAGGCCATCGCTGCAGGACGCATTACACCGGAAGCCGACGGCACAATTGATGCAGATCGCGTTGACCTCGAGTGGACGCGCAATTCCGATGCCCCGCGCATAGGAACCGCTGCCCGCGCTATCAAGGTCACCGTTCCTGAAGCCAGCGGCGCCACAATTAGCGGATCGGCAACCCTGCCTACGGGTGGCACCTCCCTGCTTCAGGCGCGCACTGTCAATGAGGTGGTCAAGGCGCAGACAAACAAGCTACGTCTTGCACAACTGAAAGGCGAGTTGGTGGATCGGTCACAGGCCATCGCCCACGTTTTCAAGTTGGCGCGTGCAGAGCGCGATGCGTGGCTGAACTGGCCTGCTCGCATTTCAGCGCAAATGGCCGCAAAACTGATGGTCGATCCGCACACGATGCACATCACCATGGAAACAGCGGTGCGCGAGCACCTGCAAGAACTGGGTGAGATTCGCCCGAATGTGGACTAGCGTAGATGAATTACGAAGGCGTAGACGAGATCGAACGTGCGTGGCGCGAGGGCTTGACCCCTGACCCTCTGCTGAGCGTGTCCGAATGGTCGGATCGGCATCGGATGTTATCCAGCATGGCGTCTGCCGAACCGGGGCGCTGGCGCACCAGCCGCACGCCGTACCTGAAAGCCATCATGGACTGCCTGTCACCCACCTCGCCAGTAGAGCGCGTGGTGTTCATGAAGGCAGCCCAGCTCGGCGCGACCGAGATGGGATCGAACTGGATCGGATATGTCATTCACCACGCACCCGGCCCGATGATGGCGGTCTGGCCGACCGTAGAGATGGCAAAGCGCAACTCTAAGCAGCGGATCGATCCGCTAATCGAGGAATCCTCTGCCCTATCTGAACTGATTGCACCGGCGCGTTCGCGCGACTCGGGCAACACGATCCTGGCCAAGGAGTTCCGTGGTGGCGTACTGGTCATGACTGGCGCCAACAGCGCGGTTGGACTGCGATCGATGCCAGTGCGTTATCTGTTTCTTGACGAAGTAGATGGTTATCCGCTGGACGTTGACGGCGAAGGCGATGCTATTTCGCTGGCCGAAGCACGCACGCGCACCTTTGCACGCCGCAAGATCTTCATCGTCTCGACACCGACGATCTCCGGCGCGAGCGCCATTGAACGCGAGTACGAAGCCAGCGACCAACGTCGCTACTTCGTGCCCTGCCCGCATTGTTCACACCGGCAATGGCTGCGCTTCGAGCAACTGCGCTGGGAAAAGGGACAACCTGAGACAGCAGCTTACGTCTGCGAGTCCTGCGACAAGCCGATTGCGGAGCATCACAAAACGTGGATGCTGGAACACGGTGAATGGCGCGCAATGATTGAAGATGGCTCAGGAAAAACAGCTGGCTTTCACCTGTCGTCGCTATATAGCCCGGTAGGCTGGCGTGCGTGGCGTGACATCGCTGCTGCGTGGGAGAGCGCGATAAACAAGGAGTCAGGCTCAGCAGCTGCCATCAAGACTTTCAAGAACACCGAGTTAGGTGAAGCTTGGGTCGAGGAAGGCGAAGCCCCCGACTGGCAACGCCTGGTCGAGCGCATGGAAGATTACAAAATAGGCCGCGTGCCGCAAGGCGGCTTGCTGCTGGTGGGCGCCGCTGATGTGCAAAAAGATCGCATCGAAGTTTCCGTCTGGGCATTTGGGCGCGGCAAGGAATCGTGGCTGGTCGAACACCGCATACTGATGGGCGACACCGCCCGCGATGCCGTGTGGAAGCGCCTCGCTGAAATGCTGGCCGAGACATGGATGCACGATTCAGGCGCGTCGATGCCGCTGTCTCGCTTTGCGCTGGACACAGGTTTTGCGACGCAAGAAGCCTACGCCTTCGTACGCGCCTGCCGTGATTCGCGCGTGATGGCAATCAAAGGCGTGCCGCGCGGCGCAGCACTTGTCGGCACGCCAACAGCCGTCGATGTTTCGCAAGGAGGCAAAAAGCTGCGCCGGGGCATCAAGGTATTTTCTGTTGCCGTTGGCATCGCCAAGCTGGAGCTATACAACAACCTGCGCAAGAGCACGGACTTTGGTGAGGATGGCACGACGCCGATCTACCCGGCAGGATATGTCCACATTCCCAAGGTCGATGCCGAGTTCATCCAGCAGCTCTGCGCGGAGCAACTTATCACCCGACGCAACCGTAACGGTTTTCCTGTGCGCGAGTGGCAAAAAATGCGCGAGCGAAATGAAGCACTCGACTGCTACGTATATGCCCGCGCTGCTGCATCAGCAGCTGGGCTGGATCGCTTCGATGAACGCCACTGGCGAGAACTCGAGCGACAACTGGGTTTGGCTCCCCCGAAAAACACGCCAAGCCCTGAACTGCAAACTGAACCACCTTATGAGGCCATCTCCCGAGAGCAATCCGGCGGTGGCCTTAGTGTTTCTGACACCACCTCACGTCGGCGCGTTATCAAAAGCCGCTGGCTGTCTTAACCATCAAAGGAGAAATTCATGAGTCTTTCCACCAGAATCGAGAGCCTGGTCATCCGGGTTGCGCAGGAGTTCAACGATGTCCGCGCCAAAACAGGCAATCTGGCTAACCTGACCACCACCGATAAGTCGAGTCTGGTTGCCGCCATCAACGAGTTGCAAGCTGCCGTTGCGTCCTCCGTGATGATCGATGACGCGCAGATTGCGACCACCAGCACCTATTCGTCTAACAAGATTGTCACCCTGCTTGATGCACTCAAGATGGAAATTTTGGGTGGTGCCGACGCTGCTTACGATACGCTGGTCGAAATCCAGCAGTACTTGCAGAACGGTACAAGTGGTTTGGATGCCTTGCTCGCTGCGGTCAACAATCGCGTCCGTTTTGATGGCGCACAATCGCTGACCGTTGCTGAACAACTTCAGGCCCGCGCCAACATTGGTGCTGTCGCGGCCAGCGATATCGGCAACACCGACACGGACTTTGTCACCATCTTTGAAGGTGCGCTGGTCTGATGAGCCTCGCCTCACGCATCTCGATGCTGGCCAGTCGCATCGGTCTTGAAATCAAAAACAAGATTGACGCCGACCACCCAGGTCTTGCAAAGGCATGGGTTTGCTTTGGCTACGTCGATGGACAGATTGTCATTCTCGCCTCCTACAACGTGGCCAGCGTGACCCGGACGGCAACTGGACGTTACCGCATCACCTTCGCCCTTGGCATGCCGGATACCAGCTACTGCTGGACAGCGCTTGTTCGCAGCAGCACCAACAGCAGCACGCAGCGCATCGCAATCGTGCGATCCACTTCCGACCAGAAAACCACCCAGTACGTCGACATCAGTTGCGCGACGGCGTCGGCTTCGTTTTCTGATTCCACTGAAATCAACCTGACGGTGTTTCGCTAATGGCTTACACACAAGCACACCTCGATGCGCTGGAAGCAGCATTAGTCAAAGGCGAAAAGCGCGTGACCTTTGGCGACAAAACCATCGAATACCGCAGCGTGGATGAACTCAAGGCCGCTATTGAGGTGGTCAAGCGCGACCTATTCGAGCAAGCAAAGGCTACCGGCCTATGGCCCGGCGCGCCACGCCAGATCCGTGTCACCACAGGCAAAGGATTCTGATGGCCTGGTTTACAAAAATCCGCAGTCTCTTCGGGAGGCCGCCGGTACACGAGGCAGCCGGTCGCGGGCGCCGCGCTATGGCATGGATGCCTGGCAATCCGGGGGCCGTGGCGGCCATGCTCGCCACTTCCAATGAACTGCGCGTGAAGTCTCGCGATCTTGTGCGCCGTAATGCATGGGCAAATGCGGGCATTGAGGCTTTCGTTTCAAACGCGGTCGGCACCGGGATCAAGCCACAGTCGATGGCCAGCAATGAAAACTTCCGCGCACAAGTGCAGGCAATATGGCGTGAATGGACTGCGCAGGCTGATGCAACCGGGCAGACTGACTTCTATGGACTGCAAGCCTTGGCGACCCGAGCCATGTGCGAAGGTGGCGAATGCCTGATTCGCTTGCGTCCGCGTCGCCCAGAAGATGGCCTTGTGGTGCCGCTGCAATTGCAGTTGCTCGAAGCCGAACACTTACCGCTGTCGCTCAACACGGAACTTCCTTCTGGCAACGTTGTTCGCTCTGGCATTGAATTTGATTCGATGGGGCGGCGCGTGGCCTATCATCTCTACCGTTCACATCCAGAAGATGGCCGATTGTCGCCGATGTCAGCTCAAGGAGGCATGGATACCGTGCGCATCGATGCGCGGGAAATCATTCACCTCTATCGTGTACTTCGCCCCGGACAAATTCGCGGCGAACCCTGGTTGGCGCGTGCGCTGGTCAAACTTAACGAACTCGATCAGTACGACGATGCCGAACTGGTGCGTAAAAAAACCGCTGCGATGTTTGCAGGCTTCGTCACGCGCCTCTCACCTGAGGACAACTTGCTCGGCGAAGGCATTGCAGATGGCGCTGGCATAGCTCTAACTGGGCTGGAACCAGGCACACTACAAATTCTCGAGCCTGGCGAGGATGTGAAGTTCTCCGACCCCGCCGATGTCGGTGGGAGCTATGCCGAATTTCTGCGTGCGCAGTTCCGTGCGGTGGCGGCCGCCATCGGCGTGACCTACGAGCAGCTGACCGGCGATATTTCAGGGGTCAACTACTCATCCATCCGAGCCGGAATGCTGGAGTTTCGTCGTCGAACCGAAGCTATCCAGCATAGCGTACTGGTGCATCAGCTCTGTCGCCCCGTCTGGAATGCATGGCTTGATCAAGCGGTGCTCGCAGGCAGCCTAACAGCACCCGGCTTTGCTCGCCGCCGTCATGAGTACGCGGCGTGCAAATGGATTCCCCAAGGTTGGCAATGGGTCGATCCAGAAAAGGAATTCAAGGCGATGCTGCTGGCCATCCGCGCTGGACTGATGAGCCGATCCGAAGCTATTTCTGCTTTCGGCTACGACGCTGAGGACGTTGATCGCGAAATCGCCGCTGACAACCAGCGCGCTGATGACCTCGGCCTGATTTTTGACTCCGATCCTCGCCGCACCTCCAAGGATGGCGGCAGCGCTGAACCCAACTCACAGGCTAGTGACAGCGACACATCGTCAGCCTGAAGGAATCCTGATGACACTACTTCCGCACATGGCGGCGCGCATTTTTGGTGCGCCGCTGCTGATTCATCGTCCCAAGCTTGAAGTCATTTTGGCTGTTTTAGGACCGCGCATTGGTTTGTCGGAAAACGGCACACCAATTCCGTCGCCTACCACGCGCAGCCCACCGCAAACCAGCGGCGGCATCGCCGTTTTGCCGGTCTGCGGCACGCTGGTGCGACGAACCGTCGGACTTGAAGCCACGTCTGGCTTGACCAGCTATCAGGACATTTCCGCGCAACTGGACGCAGCCATCGCTGATCCAGATGTCGCCGCCATCATTTTGGATATCGATAGCCCGGGCGGCGAATCTGGCGGTGTGTTCGATCTGGCCGACCGTGTTCGCGCAGCTGCCCGCGTCAAACCAGTCTGGGCACTAGCCAATGACATGGCGTACTCGGCGGCCTACGCCATTGGATCAGCAGCCAGTCGGTTTTTTGTCACCCGCACCGGCGGTGTCGGATCAATTGGCGTTATTGCCATGCACGCCGATCAATCAGTGCGCGATGCAAAAGAGGGCGTCCGCTACACAACCGTCTTTGCCGGAGCACGCAAGAACGACCTCAATCCGCACGAACCGATCTCGGATGAAGCGCATGCGTTTCTGCAAAGCGAAGTCGATCGCATTTATGGACTGTTTATCGAAACCGTCAGCAGCAATCGCAACTTGAGCAATGAAGCCGTGAAGGCGACAGAGGCAGGTGTCTTTTTTGGTCATGAAGCTGTCGCCGCAGGTTTGGCCGATGCCGTCGGAAATTTCAACGATGTGCTCGACGAAATCGCCGCATCACTTTCACATCCACCAGCTATTTCCGCTGCGGCGGCTGTGCTGGGTAATTTTCAACAACCACGAATGGAGCATTTAATGAATGAACCTGGAACCACTCATGGCCTTGGGGTTAACACTGATCCTGATATCTCTACTGATGACTCGACCACCCCGATGACCATCGAGGACGCCCAAGAAGTCGCCGAGCTTTGCGCGTTAGCAAGCTGCCCCGAACGCATTGCCGGTTTTTTGGCGGCGCGAATGCCCGCAACCATGGTGCGCGCGCAATTGCTGGCCACACGCGCTGCTGGTCAGGAAATCAACAGCCTGATCACCCCAAGTGCCGCGACATCAGCAACCCAATCTCTCAACGACAACCCATTGGTGCAGGCTGCGCATTCACGTGCCAATTCTGCCCGCGCCGGAAAGGATAAGTAACATGCCCCCCATCACTGAAGGACTCAACCTTGGCGATCTTTTGAAATACGAGGCGCCTAATCTCTACTCGCGCGATCAGGTCACGATCGGCGCAGGCCAAAACCTGCAACTTGGGACGGTGGTCGGCCTCGTCACCGCCACCAGCAAGATCAAACAAATCGACCCGTCAGCAACTGACGGCAGTCAGTACCCCGCCGGGGTGCTGATGCAGAGCGTCGACGCCACGCTCATCGACCGCGACGATGGACTGATGCTCGCTCGCCACGCCATCGTTGCTGATCATGCACTGGCGTGGCCAGCCACTATCACTTCCGCTGAGAAGCAAGCTGCCGTCGCGCAACTTAAGAGTCTCGGCATCCTCGTTCGCAAAGGAGTCTGACCATGAACAATGTTTTTGATAATCCCGCTTTCTCGATGTCGGCACTCACTGCTGCCATTAACATCCTGCCCAACAACTATGGGTTGATGGAAAGCATGGGACTGTTCCCGCCTAAACCGGTGCGCTTTCGTTCAGTAGCCGTGGAAGAAAAGAATGGCGTCCTGACGCTGCTGCCGACCATGCCTGTTGGCTCGCCTGGCACCGTCGGCGTGCGCGGCAAACGCAAGCTGCGCTCCTTTGCCATCCCACACATCCCGCATGACGATGTCGTGCTGCCGGAAGAAGTGCAAGGTATTCGAGCATTTGGATCGGAAACCGAAATCCAAACTGTGGCAGCCGTCATGGCAGAACACTTGCAGACGATGCGCAACAAGCACGCCATTACGCTCGAGCACTTGCGTATCGGCGCACTTAAGGGTGTCATCCTTGATGCCGATGGATCGGAGTTGTACAACCTGTTTGATCTGTTTGAGATCACACCGAAGGTCATTAATTTTCAACTGAATAACGCAGGCACCGACATCAAGAAAAAATGTATCGACCTCAAGCGTTATCTGGAGAAAAATCTTAAGGGTGAAAGAATGAGCAGCATAAACTGCTTGGTGTCACCTGAGTTTTTTGACGCGTTGACCAGCCACGAAAAGGTCGTCGAAGCCTACCATCGGTGGCAAGACAGCCTGGCACTACGCTCCGATATGCGATCCGGCTTTCCTTTTGCGGGTATCACTTTCGAGGAGTACGCAGGCGAAGCCAGCGACGGTGACAATAATGTGCACCGTTTCATCGAAGCAGGCGAAGGTCATGCTTTCCCGCTGGGCACAGTGGACACATTCGCCACCTACTTCGCACCTGCCGATTTCAATGAAACGGCCAACACGCTGGGACAAGCTTTGTATGCCAAGCAGGAGCCGCGCAAGTTTGATCGTGGTACGGACATCCATACTCAATCCAACCCGCTCCCGATGTGCCATCGACCTGCCGTACTGGTCAAGGTTCTGGCATCCTGATGCTGGTCGTCGAATCTCTCTACGAAGCGGCTCAGCGCGCAGGATTGCTAACGCCGATCACGATCGGTGCTGTCACTGTGCACTGTGCCTTTCGTGCTCCGGATGAAACCGTGCTTGATGGTTTTGCGCTCTCACGTGACTACCAGATTGACTATCCGGCGTCTTGGCTAACGCTTACATCCGGCGATACGCTGGATATTGCAGGCACGACTTATCAAGTGCGCGATGTGCGTGCCATTGGGGACGGATCTGAGCGCCGCGCTGCATTGACCAGCATCGTCACCCAACCTTGAGAAAATCGTCATGAACTCTGTTCGCGAGCGCATCTTGCGAGAGATCGTCATGCGCCTGTCATCCGCGATCGCACCAATCACAGTGCATCGTATGCCAGCCATGCCTATCAACCGCGAGGCCAGTCCCGCGCTGTTGCTGTTCGTCGACGGCGACAGCATCACCTCTCACGCCAACCACCTCGTCGACCGACTGTTGATCGTCCGGCTCGCCGTGGTGGCGCGCGGCGCCGATGCCTTCGATGTATCTGACCGAGTGCTGGTGACCGCCCATGCGGCACTGCTGGCCGACCCAAATGTGGGTGGGCTGGCCATTGCCGTACGCGAGATCGAGTGCGAGTGGGAGTTCGACGACGCCGACGCTGGGGCTGTCGCTCTGCCAGCCAGATACGAAATTCGCTATCGCACGCACGCCATAGATCTCACCCAAACAGGATAACCACATGCAAATCGAACTTCTGAAACCCCACACCCATGCAGGCAAGCGTCTCCCCGTGGGTGAGCGTCTTGATCTGCCCGAGACCAGTGCCCGCTGGTTGATCGCCCAAGGCACAGCAAAGTCTGCCGCGCTCGCTGCAGACACCAAACCCACGCGCCGTGACATTGCTCCCGGCACTGCATCCACTCAAGGAGACTGAACATGGCTTACTTTTCCGGACAAGGCCGCGTCTACATCGGCGCACGCGATGAAAACGGCAACCCGGCAGGACTCACCTTCGTTGGCAACGTGCCCGAATTGAAGGTGTCCCTGTCGGTGGAAACCATCGAACACCAAGAAGCACAGTCAGGCCAGCGCCTCACTGATTTGCAACTCATCAAAACCAAGAAGGGTGAATTCGCCTGCACGCTGGAAGAACTGATCGCCACCAATCTGGCACTCGCTCTCTACGGCACCACAACTACGATCACCCCCGGCACCGTGACCGGTGAACTGTTGCCCAACCCGATCACGCCCGGCAGCCTGTACCCACTGGCTATGCAAAATGTGTCTGCCGTTCAAATCCAGGACTCGGACGCCACCCCCAAGACACTACCGGCCAGCCAGTACAACGTAAACGCCAAGCATGGATCGCTGGTAATGCTAGACGCCATCAGTGGCGGCCCATACACCGAACCGTTCATCGTCGATTACGCCTACGGCGCTGCCCAGAGTACGGCAATGTTTACACAGCCGTTGCCTGAGCGATGGATTCGCTTCGAAGGTCTCAATACCGCTGATGGCAACCGCGAAGTGGTGATCGACCTGTATCGCGTAGCCATCAATCCAGCCAAGGAACTCTCGATCATCACGGATGAATTGCTGAAGTTTGAGCTGTCCGGGCAGGTATTGGCAGACATGTCCAAGCCGGTCGGTGGCGAACTTGGACAATTCGGTCGACTGGTGTTGCTGTGATGGAGGGCTTCAAGACCTTTCCACCCGATCCAGTCGTCGTGAACTTGTCGTGCACCGCGCTGGAACTAACGCCGATTCGTTTGGGTGAACTGCCACGCCTGTTGATGGTGGTGCGCCCATTGGTATCAGAACTGACAAGCGACCCTGACTGGTTGGCACTGCTGAGTCAGCACGGTGATGCGGTTCTCGATTTGCTGGCTATCACCACACGTCGCGAACGCGCCTGGATCAATGACTTGTCGCTGGAAGACGCCGTACTGCTGGCGTCCGCTGTGTTTGAGGTCAATGCGGATTTTTTCGTAGCGCACGTCGTCCCGGCGATTCAAGGCGCGGCCCAACGGCTCGCACCGACGCTGCGCTCGCTGACGAAATCGGATGGCAATCTTCCTGGGACAGCGCCGTCGCCCGCCTGATCCGCGCCGGTCACCGCATGGGTGATGTGATGGGTTACACGATCACGCAAGCGCAAGCCTTTCTCGATGCTGATGGGATTTTGTCTCGGCAGCAGTTCGCCCAGCTGCTTGGCATAGTCGCCGTAGGTGCCCAAGGTGAAAAGCGTGGCATCGAACAGTTGCAACGCGATCTGCTCAAGGACTAACAACGTGCGCTTCTCACTGACCACCACGGGCTTGCTTGATCCGCGCCAGTTGTCAGCGTGGCGTACCGAACGGCGTCGCGCCATCCATGTGGCTGTTGCCAAAGGCATGCAGTCTGGTGGCCGCGAGGTACGCGATGCTGCGCGCGCGCAAATGCGCACTGCCTTCACGGTCAAGCGCAACAGCTTCGTGACATCGATGGGCACAAAAATCTTTGATAAGAAACCTGATCGACTTCCCGCTTTGCTGGTGGGCAGCAAGATTCCATGGCTTGGTCTGCATCAAAGCGGCGGCACAGTCACAGGCAACCTGCTCATTCCGCTACTTCCTACACGCATCGGTCCGAAGCGATTCAAGGCAGTCATCGACGGTCTCATGCGCTCAGGGAATGCTTACTTCATCAAAAAAGATGGACGAGTGCTGCTGATGGCAGAAAACGTCAAGGAGAACGCTTCCCAACTCAACCGCTTCAAACGTGCTGAGCGAGTCCGCAGCGGTAAAAAGCAGATCAAGCGCGGCCAAGAAATACCGATTGCCGTGTTAATCAAACGCGTCGATCTTAAACGTCGATTGAATCTGACTGGCAGCGTGCAACGTGCACTGCCCGCCTTGGCACACGCGATTCAACAACAACTGGACAAAATCTGATGGCAAGCAACCGCGCCCAAATCCTGATCAGTGCCGTTGACCAAACCAAGACGGCCTTCGACTCGATCAAACGCAGATTGGGTGGTTTGACTGACAGCGCCAGAAGTGTCAACGGCGTGCTGGCTAACCTTGGTGTCGGGATTTCGTTGGCCGGGTTCGGGGCGTTTATCAAGTCCGCCATCGATTCGGCCGACGCGATGGATGAAATGTCGCAACGGACAGGTATCGCTGTCGAGTCGTTATCGCTGCTCGTGCCTGCGGCCAAACTGTCTGCGGTCACCACAGAGAAGTTTGAAACCGGGCTCAAGAAACTGGCCATGGGCATGCTCGAAGCTGCCACCGGTTCCGATGAGTCGGCACAGCGTTTCACAGCGCTTGGCGTATCGTTCAAGAATCAGGATGGTACTTTGCGAAACACCGAGCAAGTGCTGCTTGATCTGGCACAGCGTTTCCAATCCATGCCTGATAGCGCAGAGAAGGCGGCCATCGCTGTCGGCATCTTCGGCAAAGCTGGAACCGACATGATTCCCTTCCTCAATCAGGGACGGAAAGGCATTGAGGCGCTGAAGCAAGAGGCGAAAGAATTAGGGTTGCAGTTGTCGGCAGAAACCGCTGCGCAGGCAGGAAACCTCAACGACTCGCTCGACAAAATGAAGCTCGCAACTAAAAGCATTGGCAAGCAGATCATCACATCCATGCTGCCCGCCTTGAATGAGATGGCCGACGGCATGGTCGAATCGGCCAAACAAGGCGGCACGCTGCGCTCTATCCTGGACGGCGTGGTGCAGGTGATCAAGATCCTGGCATTGGGCGCCGCGACGCTTGGCAAGACCTTTGTCGCCTTGGGCGAATCGATTGGTGCCGGTGTTGCCGCAGTTGTGGAAGTACTCAAAGGAAACCTCAGTGGCGCCAAAGCCATCATCGCTGATCTCAAAACCAATCTGGTCAAGCGGCTCGATGATCTGGCGTCCTTTCGCGATAGCCTGTTTAATCCCAAGCCCATTGAGATCAAGGCCGCTAAAGCCAAAGTCGATCCGGAACTGTTGCGACGTCTAACCAAGCCCAAAGAAGACACGACAGGCGCCCAAACCACACTAATCAAAGCACAACTTGAAGCCGAGTTCATGCTCCTCAAGGATGGGTTGACGCGTCAGCACACAGCACTGGATGCAGCACTCGAAGACCGGCTCGTGTCGGTGCGCGATTACTACACGAAAAAAACCACCATTGAGCAGCGCGAGGTGGATGCCGAAATCGCTCGCAAGAAGCAAGAGCTGGCACGCCACAAGCAAGTTTCCAGTACCGGCAAAGCTGAGAATGACCGTCTACGCGCCAAAGCCGAGGTCGCCAAGATCGAAGCAGAGCTCATCACGCTCAACAACAAGCGCACGGACATCGCCCAAGCCAATGCCCGCAAGACTACAAAGGCCGAACGTGATCTGGCCGATGCACTGGCACAGGTGCGCGAGGAACTGGCTCAGATCACCAATACCGGGACGGACGCCGATCGCAGAGCTGCCATCGAACGCAGCTACCGCGAACTCAGGGCGCGCCTCGTCGCCGAAACCGGCGCTCAAGGTGCCTCGCTAATCGACCGCCTGATTGATGTAAAAGCCGCGCAAGCAAACCTCGCCGCGCTGGAAACCTTGTGGCGGCAAGTCACCGATCGTCTGCGCAATGCGCAAGAGACCATCCAGACCCAGCAACAGGCTGGCCTTTTGACCGAGTCCCAAGCCCGCCAACAGATCATCGTTTTGCAACGGCAATCCGCCACGGAGATGGAGCGCTTGCTGCCGACGATGCAAAAAGCCGCTCAGGCCATCGGTCCGGATGCGGTGATCCGCGTTCAGGCATGGCGTAACGAGCTCGAGCGAACCCGGCTCGTAGTCGATGAATTGGCGCCGCTTTGGAATCGGATCGGCGAAAGCTTCGGAGAAACGCTCAACGGCATGATCACCGGCGCGCAGACATGGCGCAGCGCCATGTCCTCACTCTTCCAAAAGGTAGCTGACGCATTCTTGCAGCAAATTGTGATTCAACCGTTCCAGCAGTGGATTGCCATGCAAGCGCGCATGCTAGCGATCAAGCTCGGCTTCATCAAGCAGGAGCAAGTAACTGACGCAGCGGCTAGTGGCGCCAAGATCGCACAAAAGTCTGCCGAGACGACCGCTGTGGTCTCGATGGATGCGGCCAAAGCTGGGGCAGGTGCCGCAGCCTCACAGGCATCCATTCCTTATGTTGGCCCCGCGCTCGCGGTAGCCGCGATGGCGGCCATGGTCGCTGCTGTGATGGCGCTGTTGGGTGGCATTAAGAAATTCGCTGTTGGTGGACTGGTTTCTGGACCCGGTAGCGCTACATCTGATTCGATTCCAGCGCGACTATCTGCTGGCGAGTATGTCGTGCGCGCGGCGGCTGTGCGTCAGGTTGGCGTAGCCTTTCTTGATTCGATCAACGGCCTGTCCTTAGGGCCGCGATTTAAAGATGGAAACCTTGCTTTTGCGGCTGGCGGTCTGGTGCCGGAAGTGAAAGTGGCACCCGCAGCTCCGCAGATGAATCAATCGGTGCGCATCGTCAATGCCATCGACCCAGGCGTCACTCACGACCACCTGCAATCACCTGCCGGGGAAAAAGTCATCGTCAACATCATCGGGCGTAACGCACGAGCTATCCGTGCTGCGCTTCAAGGCTGAATCTTTCAGGAATTCATCATGGCACTTTTATTCATCGACGGGTTCGACCACTACGACCCACAAGCGGTAGACGCCTTCGGCGATCCCTGGCTTGCGCGCGGCAAAGCAGCGTACCTTTCTCCCGATGCGACACGCATCAATGGACGGCGCCCATCTTCCTACGCACTGCGCATCCCTGAAGGTTCAGGCGGCGGTTACGTCAAAAACGTCGACGCCACCAAAACCAGTCTGATCGTCGGCGCTGCGATTCGCGTCGTTTCATATGAAAACACCTACACCGAGCCCTTGCTGCTTGGTGTACGCGATGCCAACTCGCAAGTCGCCCATCTTGTAAAAATCGGCGAGGACGGTCGGCTCAAGCTTTACCGCTGGCAATATGGCTACGACCAGCTGATCTCGACTTCCGTGGCTACCGCCCCAGCCCGTGGCTGGCATTACGTCGAACTACAAGTTACCCAAGGCACAAGCAACGGCGTGCTGTCGGTGCGCATCAACGGCATCCTGGCCATCCAGATGAACGCCCAGAACACCATTCAAAATGGCGGGCAACTGATCACTGCATTTGTGGGTGCGATACCTGGACAACCTTGTCCCCTGACTATCGACGTTGACGACTTCTACATCGTCGACACAACCGGCACAATCAACAACACTTTTTTGGGCGATGTACGTGTCGACACCTTGCATGCGCAAGCCGATGGCAGCTTGAACCAGTGGATAGCCAATCCGGTCGATGCTACTGCGTGGGAATCTGTTAGTGACGATGACGAGTCGACAGCAATCAG